AGAAAATGAAGAAACCCATGTTTGCAGTTTTTGACAATGTAGCAAAATTGTATTTGCAACCGTTCCTGGAAACAACAGATGGAACAGCTGTGAGGGCGATTCAAGATGCTGCAAAAGGTGATCATCCTTTTGCAAAGCATCCGCAAGATTTCACGCTTACTCGTCTTGGTATGTACGATGAAGAGACAGGTACATTAAATCAAGACAGCAAAGCGGATATTATCGAAATAAAAACATTAATTGGAGAATAAAAATGTTTGGGCCACAAGGTAATCTACCATCGCAAATGAAACATGAATTCAGCAGAGTTCCAAAAGCTGACATTCAAAGAAGTGTATTCAATCGTAGTCACGACCTAAAAACGACCTTTGATGCGGGTTACCTTGTTCCCATTTTTGTCGACGAAGCGTTGCCAGGTGATACTTTTACGTTAAACACAACCGCGTTTGGTCGATTGGCAACACCTATTAATCCAATTATGGATAATATCCATATTGAAACGTTTTTTTTCGCAGTACCACACCGGTTGGTGTGGGATAATTGGGAAAAGTTTTGTGGTGAACAAACTGACCCAGGCGACAGTACAGATTATTTAATCCCAACAGTAACAACAACAGCTGCAAATGGCTCGTTGTGGGATTATTTTGGAATCCCAACAGACGTAAATTTGACATTTAATAATTTAGCCGGACGTGCCTATAATCTTATTTATAACGAATGGTTCCGGGATGAAAATTTACAGGATAGTCTCGTTGTAGACCGCGATGATGGCCCGGATACAGCAAGCGATTATGTACTGGTAAAAAGAGGAAAACGGCATGATTATTTTACAAGTTGTTTGCCCTGGCCGCAAAAAGGAGATGCGGTAAATCTGCCGTTGGGTGCTACAGCACCTATTCAAGCAGATGGTAATTTGGTTATAGATGTCAACGGTTTGGCAACTAATGTTCAGCATGTTGCAAGTTCTGGTAATTTAGTTGGGTCCCCTGCCCGTGGTATAACAACCCTTGTAAGTTATGAAAGCGGTTTAGAAGCTGATTTGTCTTCAGCTACAGCTGCAACAATTAACGAGTTGCGCGAAGCGTTTCAAATTCAGCGTTTGTATGAGCGTGATGCACGCGGTGGTACTCGGTATACAGAAATTATTCAAAGCCACTTCGGTGTAACGTCACCAGATGCGCGGTTACAGCGCCCAGAATATCTGGGTGGCGGCAGGGATAGAATTAATATTCATCCGATTGCACAAACAAGTTCAACCGATACGACGACGCCCCAGGGCAACATGTCGGCATTCGGAACGACAGGTTTCGGTGGTCACGGGTTTAGTAAGTCTTTTACAGAACATTGTGTGATAATTGGTTTGGTGAATGTTTATGCTGATTTAACATATCAGCAAGGTCTAAACAGAATGTTTAGCAGACAAGATCGCTGGGATTATTACTGGCCAGCGTTGGCGCATATTGGAGAACAGGCAGTTCTCAACAAAGAAATTTATGCGCAAGGTACAGCAGATGATGATTTGGTATTTGGATATCAGGAGCGATTTGCAGAATACAGGTACAAGCCAAGTATGATTACAGGCCAATTTAGAAGTAATTATGCACAAAGTTTAGATAACTGGCATGTTGCACAAGATTTTGCGTCGTTGCCAGCGTTAAATGCATCGTTCATTGAAGAAAACCCACCTATTGATCGGGTTGTGGCAACACCGACAGAACCAGATATTATTTTGGATGCATATTTTGATCTGAAATGTGCAAGGCCAATGCCGACTTATAGTGTCCCTGGGCTAATCGATCATTTCTAGGTGATGATATGGATAGCACTAAGTTCGCTATTATTTTGCATGTTACTCGCAAGTATGTTGCGCCTGCGCTTATTGGTGCGCTTGTGGTTTGGCTTGTGGCTAACGAGCTGGGTGATTGGGCTGATGTTGTTTGTAGCTTTGCTGGTGCTTTAGCAATAGCTGTGGAGGCTTGTAATGGGACTGTTTAATTCAATTGTTTCAGCAGTTGGCGCAGGCAATATCTTTAATGCAGGTGCAGGTTTACTTGGTGGAGCATTACAGCGACAATCGGATAAAGCAGAAGCATCACGAAATAGGTTTTTTAGTGATGCCCAAGCAAGGCAAGCAGAAGCGTTTAGCGCAAGAGAGGCATCAAGAAATCGTGCGTTTCAAGAACGTATGAGCAATACACAATATCAGCGAGCAATGGCTGATATGAGGTCAGCTGGATTAAATCCAATGTTGGCGTATCAACAAGGTGGTGCTGGAAATGTAAGCGGCGCGCAA